CTGCATTTGCTGTTGCAGATTTTGCTGCTAACACCAAAGATTATAGAGAAAAAGGTCATAGTAAGACTGGATCAGCAGTTAGAGGTGGTGTTAAGGCTGGTGCATACTGGGGTGGTTATGCAGCAGGTGCTGCTAAAGGTGCTGCTCTTGGTAGTTTTCTTGGACCAGTTGGAACTGTTGCTGGTGGCATTATTGGTGGTGCTCTTGGTGGTGGTCTAGCAGGAAAAGCTGCTGATTGGGCAGTTAAGGGTTATGATAAAGTTTTTGGTGGAAAGAAACTCAAGGATTATAAAGCAAAAACACTTGCTGGATTTGAAGCGAAGAAACAAAAGAAACTCGCAGCAGATCTAAAGGCAAATCCTTGGAAAGCTTATGGTAAAAATCAACCAAAGGTATCAAAAACTAAACAAAAATTTGATCAGGGTTCTTTCAATACAATAAAACTTAAGAAAGCTAAAGATGGATCTTATGTTATGCCAAAAGGATGGGAAAAGGTTAAAGGTGATGCTGGAAAGGTCAGTAAAACTACTACAATTTAAAGGCAGTTAATAATTAAAGACTTATAAATATATTTTGTAAGAGTATAACTTGACAAATGTCTTATAAGCACCTAGAAGATATTCAAAATATCTATGAGCAGATTTCTGAACCTGTAGATAAACAATTGGTTTCAGAGGCAAGTGCAATTTTAATTGACAGTATGTTTTCTGAAGGGTATTCAGAAGATGCTATTGCTCAATATGCATTAAATGCAAATCCAGACGAGATTGCAGATAGGATTGCAGTTGCTGCAGAGGATTATATTTACATAGAAGCATCTCAACTCAATGAAAGCATTGATGGTGTAGAGTATGAGATACTAGAAGAAAATTCTCAACAAGTAGCAAACTTACAAGAATTAGTTGAAAAGGCAATAATAGGTAGAGCACTTGGTGCACTAGGAAGAGTTCTTAAACCTGCAGCTCAAGGATTAAAGGGATCTGGAAAGGAAGTTGGTAAACTTGCTAGTAGTGTTGGTAAGAAATTAAAGGGTAAAACTAAAGCATTAGTTTCTGGTGTTGGTAATAAATTAAAGGGTGCTGGTAATGCTCTTAAGAAATACGGTCCTACAGCATTAAAGTATGGTGCTATTGGTGGATTGGGTATACCTCTAGCAATTGGTGGTGCCAAACTTGCTAAAAAAGGTTTTGATGTTGCTAAAAAGTTTGTTAAGGGTGGTACAGATGCCTTTAAACCAAAACCAGAAGTAAAACCAGAAGTAAAACCAGAAGTAGTAACACCAGAAATAAAACCTGAAAAAGCACCAAAACCTCTAAAAGAACCAAAAGCACCAAAAGCATCAGAACCTCCAAAACCAACAAATCCTAGTGGTAAAGAATTACCAAAACCAAGAGCGATTGGAAAGGGTAAAGGAGAAATCAATCCTAATTCTGCTAGAGGGCAGATGATTGCCAAGAATAAGGAAATACATGGTGGTGATAAGATTAAAAAATTAAGAGATAAGAATGCTGCTTTCCAGGCTGCCAAGAAGTCAGGAAGTAATTACAGCATGGATGATTTTGTAAAAGACTTCCCAGATTCTAATGCAGCAAAGGACAGAAGAAAGAGTAAGAGAGTTACTTCTGTAATGGATATGGAATCCTATGATGCTTTTGATATTGTTAGTAACTATCTAATAGACTCAAATCAAGTTGAGAATATGGATGAGGCATTATATGTAATGTCTGAAATGGATGCCAATACTATTCAAGGCATTGTTGAACATCATCAAAAAGATGCAGATGGTAACACAGTCCCACACGAGTAGGTTTGAGGTTACTTTAGTAGATAAGAAATATAATACTGAAGCATACAAAAGACTAGTACAAGGTAATCCAGCATACTTTGCTGGAGGTACTGGTCTGAATAAACTTAAGGTCTAGTAACTGATCTTTTAACTAACACTTCTCCTTCTATAACGGTTTCCACTAGAGATCCATCTCTAAGGCATACGTCATAGAAGTATTTTCCTGGTTTTAAAGCTTTTGTTGTAATATCTGTCATACTAATTCTTATTTTACCTAATGGTCTATTGGTAAAATCAAGTTGAAATGTCTGTGAAAGTGGTGATGAACTATATCTCCTCATTCTAGCAAATCCAGTATAACCTGTTAGATCTTTTACACTATTAGTTCTATCGTCTTCAAGAATAAATGTTTGATCGAAATCAGTTCCTGTATGTATAAGTAGGTTAGTGCTGAATACTGCCATTATTTTTTATTATTATTTATTATGGTGCGAACACACCTGTAGATATACCTGGACGTACTAATATTGTACCTTCTACACCCATAATTTTATCTCCACCAGGTTTAGTTAAAAGTACATCATATACATGTCTACCAGGTTTCATAGGTGATGTTTCTGTATCTGTTAGGGTTAGACTTAATTTTCCATCAGCAGCACTAGTAATTCCTACTGTTATTGCAGTAAAAACTTTATTATCTGTATGCTTTCTCATGTGTGATTCACAAGTATATCCAGTTAGATCAACAGGACCACCACCAGCACTAATTAATTCCAGATCTTCTCTGAAATCTTCTCCAGCATTAAAGGTTAAATTTCTTACAAATACAGACATCTATAGTATAACACTTTATTAGGTATTTATCAATGACTTGACATTAGTCTCAAATGTGTGTACAATCGCTTTGTAAGCGTTCGGGCAAATTTTAAGACTCTATAAGACTATAATATATAACTTAGATATTATAAAGCTATGAAATGGAATCGAATACTGAAGGAAGTTATGAGAACCCCTGGACCTATCAAGGTTCAACTTTTACTTCTGACGACATTAACGATTTCTTCGGTTACGTCTACAGGATTACAAATCTTCAAAATGGTAGGCAATACATCGGAAGAAAATATTTTACCCAGCGTAGAAAGCCTAGAGGTGGGAAACGCAGAGTTAAGAGTGAGAGTGACTGGAAAAAGTACTACGGAAGTTCTGACGAACTTAAATCCGATGTTAAACGATTGGGCAAAGAGAACTTTAAAAGAGAAATCATCTCCCTCCACACTAGACTAGGAGATGTAAACTACGAAGAAACAAAACAGTTATTTCTCAATAATGTTTTACAAGAGTCACTTGACAATGGAGAACCAGCGTATTACAATAGCAACATATTAGGACGCTATATGCGAAAAGATTATGGAAACTTTGGAGAAAACGCTTCAGCATAATTATGATTGGGCAATACATCGTATGGATGTATTATGTAAGTTAGCAACATACGAAGATATTATGGAAGCAGATTCTATTCGTCAAGAATTTAGAGAATGGATAAATCCTAATATTGAAGATCATGATATTCTTTCATTAGAATACATCGGTGAAGGAAGTGAGTTTGATATATAAAATACAATATTTAGAGTAAATTATGAAATTACCAAGTTTTAATAGTATTGCTAACGTAGTTAGTGTTGTATCAGGAGTATCACTTGCTGGTATTATTGGTGTTGGATCCTATGTATATTTAAATAAGGATGCAATCATTGATGACATTAAAGAAGCAGCAATTGAGTCTGTAATGGGTGGCATGGGTGGTGGTGCTGCTGGATTGGGAGGTGCTCTTCCAGCTGGTACTCCTGATCTTGCTCCTCCTGCAGATCAAGCATCTGCACCTGTTCCTGGTGGTGGATTTGGAGTTCCAAACTTCTAGGAAACTATATAAGAGTAGATACAACTATTCTTATGTCTGAAGAAGTTAAGGAAGAAATTCAAGAAGAAACCAAGGAAGAGAAAAAGGGTTTCTTCGGTAAAGTAAAATCTGCCATTGTCCCCGATGCTGATGAACAAGCAGCAATCATCTCGACAATGGTCAGAATTACTGTCCTTGCCTGGAGTGGTGGAATATTGACATTAAATTATGTTGCCATACCAGGTGTTCCACAACAGAAAATTGACCCAACATTTATAGCTTCAGTTTTTACAGGAGTTTTAGCTAGCTTCGGAATTCAGACAGCATCGAAGAAGGGTGATGGAACAATGAAGATGAATGGTAATGGTAATGGTAATGGTGGTACTCCTCCAGTTACTGCAAAAGAGATTGAAGCAATTATAGCAAAAGCACCTGCAGGACCTGTTCAAACAATTAGAATTGAGCAAGCACCTCTTAAGATTACTACTGATACAGATAATAAAGAAACATTTAAAATGTGAAGATTCTAGCAAAAAACTAGTTTTTGTGTTAGAATGGATTATAGATAAAATTAATGGTATTTAATTAATATGCCTGTATATAGAGATTACGAAATTCGTATTAACTTAAATGAGTTAATCGAAAAGAGGATACCTTGCTGTGATCTCCTGCATCCTGATCATTGCTTTTCAGCAGATCAGATTTCACAAATAGCTCATGATATTAATATGGACTTGGATTTACATCCAGTCTATCATCAGATTGATGAACATATCATGAGATATGTGAAGGCTGCAGGAATTGATAACACAGATCACTGGGTTGAAAAGAAATTGCCTGATTTAGAGGAGTGATAATGACTGTTGATAATTTTGCAATTCAATTGAAGGAAGGGACTAAAAAGTCTCATTCTGCAGCAGAGAACACTACTTTTGTTAAATCCTTCTTACGGGGTGTTGTTAATAAAGAAAGTTATAGGGCATTGGTTAATGACTTATACTTTGTGTATTGTG